CGTATGTCCTTGACCCAGATTATGGCGATATCACTCATCAGGAAACTGGTACCGATATTGTTCTTAATTACTCAGTTCCTGGAACCCCAGGATCTTTCCCAAAAACTTCACTTAAGCCTCGACGTCGACCATCAGTTTTGTGTGATGATGATGTGGCTGACTGTGATGAACTATTAAACTCTGTACCTGAGATTGAGACTCTCTTCCAACGACAATCAACCTCCGAAGTTCAAGCGTTGTTGGATGAATACCTGTCCTCCGATGAATCCTCCGAGTCTCTCTCAAGCGAAACGGAACGTTATAATAGTAATAAGACTGTGGACGATGCCTTAAAGGCTTTCATGAATAATGATTCAGGTGAAATCCCATTCTAAGTGAAGTTAAGTGTAAAGCCCCGACACTCTAAATAAAGGGGCCCCCTTTACCTCAATAAGTGCTTTACCCCTTTACACTATAAACAAAGGGGATTTTTTTATGGAGGAACAAATGACGGTAAAAATTCTTAATGAATCTAACTTTGATACAGAGACAAGCAGCGGAACTGTGTTGGTTGATTTCTATGCTGATTGGTGCGGCCCCTGTCGCATGATGATGCCGACCTTAGAATCAGTAGCAGACACCTTACAAGGTAAAGTAACTGTTGTAAAGGTAAATGTAGATAGCAATCCAAACCTTGCTAGCAAATTCGAAGTTAGAGGAATACCAACTCTTCTTGTTATTAAAGATGGAGTGGTAACAAATAAAAAAGTAGGAGCAGCTAATCAACAGCAACTCCTCGAATTAATTAACACAGACGGAGGAACATTATGATTATGTTTTTATTATCACTTATTGCCTGCGGAGATGATGCGGAAGATTCAGCATCAGAAGATACGGGTTCTTCTACTGCCGAAGTAGAACAAGTAAGTGCAAACTTTTACTGCGGATAGGAGAACAAATGGGAAAGGTAGTACAAATGAGTGAACACACAGGAAAGATCAACACTAGCGAACTCGCTAAAAAGATTAATAAAAAGCTAGGAATCGAAGCAGCCCACGACCTCAAAGTCGACGATCCAGTATCTATTAGAGATTGGATTCCAACAGGCTCTCGATGGCTAGATTGTACAATAGCACCAGGGAAAGTTGCCGGCATCCCTGTTGGAAGGATCACTGAATTAGCTGGCTTATCAAGTGCTGGTAAATCATTTATGGCATTACAGATTGCAGCAAATGCTCAAAAGAAGGGTATGTATGTTGTTTACTTTGATGCCGAATCTGCTCTATCTAATGAGTTTATGGTTAAAGCCGGTGTAGACATTAACAACATTCTTTATCAATCAGCGATTAGTGTAGAAAAAACACTGGAGACTATTGAATATGTGATGGAGAATTGGAGCCAAGCAAGGGTTCTATTTATTTGGGACTCAATTGCAGCAACTCCGTCTGAGAAGGATGTCGAGGGAGATTTCAACCCTCAATCTTCAATGGCCGTTAAGCCACGAATCTTCGCAAAAGCTTTTTCAAAGCTTACGATTCCTCTGGCGAGCACCCAATCAACCTTATTGCTAGTCAACCAGTTGAAGACTAATATTACTAGCCGCCCAGCAGAGGCACTTGTTGAGCCTTATATTGCACCCGGCGGAAAAGCTTTGGAATATTTCTCTTCTCTGCGTATCTGGCTTACAAAAAGAAAGGCCAAAGCAAGCTTCGCTCTGGATGAGGATGGTGCAAGGGTCGGATCTCATGTTAAAGCCTTCATTAAAAAGTCCAGAATGGGTTCAGAAGGTAGACACTGTGAATTTAAGATTATGTGGGGCGGAAAGAACGTTCGTATTCAAGATGAAGAGTCTTGGTTAGAGGTTCTTAAATCCGCAAAACACCCGAATTTTTCCCTCTCTGGTGCTTGGTATACGATGGTAGATAAAGAAGGAAAAAGTGTGAAATTTCAATCAAAACAGTGGATTGAGAAGTTAAAAGAAGAAAGTTTTAGGGAGACTGTTATTTCCTTGATGGATGAAATCCTGATAGATAAATATAAGTCGTAGTTTGTCTGTTATTTCCTGTTGGTTGGCCCCCGGTTGAAAAACCGGGGGTTTTTTATTTGACAAGAAGAAGAGTATAGGTTATATTAATAAAACATCGGAGGAATTATGAGAATAGAGGTTACTAAAAGTGACAAAAAGAGAGTATTGATTATTGATGCTCTTAATATGTTTTTACGTAGTTACACAATCATACCAAGCATGAACCCACAGGGTTTACCAAATGGAGGGACAATTGGTTTTATAAAATCATTACAGCTTCTCTGCCGAGAATTCAAACCAGACGAAGTCGTTATTTGTTGGGATGGACATGGAGGCTCAGAGAAGAAGCGACAACTAAATAAAGAGTATAAGCAGGGAAGAAGACCAGTACGGTTTAACCGAAGAATGATAGAACTATCGGATGATGATGTCTATAAGAATCGCACAGACCAGCAGTTGAGACTACATGAGTATTTGAATGAAATGCCCGTGATTCAGCTTCAGCAAGACTATGTCGAAGCAGATGATATAATATCTTATGTAAATTCACATAAGAAATACAAAGGTTGGTATAAAGTGATAGTGTCTTCTGATAAAGACTTTTTCCAACTCTGTCATGATCCGGATACATATATCTGGAGACCAATACAAAAAGATCTGTTAAACGGAACACAATTAACTTACAGGTTTAAAGTTCATCCTATAAACTTCGCTCTGGTAAGGGCTGTTGACGGAGACAGTTCGGATAACCTCAAGGGAGTCCCTCGGGTTGGAATGAAGACAATGGTGAAGTATTTCCCACAGTTAGAAAACTCAAGGCAAGTAGACATATCTGAGATTCTAACTGAGTGTTCTATACAAGAAAAGAAAAAATCTATACATAAAAAGTTGCTAGAACATAAAGAACTTGTTATTAGTAATTATAAGATCATGCAATTGTATGAACCAAGCATTTCTTTGCAGGGAAGAAAGAAAATTGATTTCACCTTAGAAAACTTTAACCCCTTGTTTCATAAGATGAATATCACCAAAATGCTGATGAAAGACGGACAGGGATCACTTAATTTATCAGCACTGTGGGTTGCTTTTAAGAAACTAACACAATAATTACAAAACTCGGAGGACATAATGGAAACCAAACAAGAGACATTTCAAAAATTTGGTAAAAACTTTCAAGAGAACTTGTGCCACCTGATGCTGCAGGACAGAGTATTCTGCGATCAAATATCAGAAGTTCTTGACATCGAATTCTTGCAGTATGAGCACTTAAAAGTATTTACAAAGCTCTTATTAGATTATCGAACAAAGTATAGACAACATCCAAGTTACGAGATCATGGCTACGAAAATCACTTCTGGTCTTGATTCTTATACTGATGCTTTACAGAAACAAATAAGACAGTTCTATTCTAGAGTCATCAATAAAGACGAGATAGATGGTGCTGAGTTTATTAAAGAGAATGCAATAGACTTTTGTCGTAAGCAGGTTCTTAAAAAAGCAATGTTGCAGTCTGTAAAACTATTAAAGTCTTCTTCTTTTGAACAGATTCAGAAGGTCATTGAAGATGCAATGAAGCTTGGCACAAATGTTGATTTTGGCCATGATTACCACATGGATATCGACGAGAGATTCAGGATTAAATCAAGAGACCCGGTTACAACGGGTTGGCAACGATTAGACGAAATTTGTCAGGGCGGCTTGGGTAAGTCTGAGCTTGGTGTTGCTATTGCTCCAACTGGTGCTGGCAAATCTATGCTTATGGTTCACCTTGGTGCAAAAGCTCTACAAGAAGGCAAAACGGTTGTCTATTATACTTTGGAATTAGCAGACACAGTTGTTGGCCAACGGTTTGATTCTTGTATAACTGGGGTTAAGCTTAACGATCTTCTTCGTAACAAATTTAATATTGTTGAGAAGATAAAAGACATCAAAGGACATCTAATTATAAAAGAGTATCCAACAAAATCAGCAAGTGCTCAAACACTCAAAAGTCATATCGAACGCTTAAGAAAGCGGGGTATAAACCCAGACATGATAATTGTAGACTATGCTGATTTGTTAAAGCCAGTTAAAGCATATGGCGAAAAGAGACACGATTTAGAAGGTA